CGCCTTGGCGATCAGGGAGCGGATCTGCTCCAGCATGGTGAACCTCACAGGGTCGTAGGGATGTGAACCGACCGGGTGACTCTGCGGTGCCGACCAGGTGGGGCGAACCCGGCGTGGTCGGCGGCCGATCGTCGGCGCAGTCCTCTTGGGTACAGACTAGCGCCGCTTCTTGGACGCATCGACAGTCTGCTGCCGTCGAGCCTGCGCAAGGCTGCGTCCGGGCGGCTGGGCGTCGGCCTGTTCAGGCTGCTCGTCGTCGGCACGCAGTTTGACGACAGTCGCCGGGTTGGCCGGGTAGGTCACCACCGACACGTCGAACAGCTTGACCTCGGAGATCGTGCGCTCGGTGTAGTCCTTCGACCACGACTCACGCACGACCCGGAAGGCGAAGCTCATCTGATCGAGGTCGCCACGCTCCATCGCAGACCGCACCTGCTGGGCGGCCGGGTTGCTCGGATCGAGGGTCGCCCGGACCTTCAGGCCGATGTCGTCGGACATGAGCTCCAGGGTCCCGGACTTGGTGCGGGCCAGCGGCACGCCGTCGTGGTCGACCAGGAGGCGCACGTCGGCTTCCTTGGCCGACTTGGCCGCAGCGCCCTTGGCAATCACCTCGGTGAAGCCGCCGGCGTCGGGGCCACCGCCGATGTCGTAGCGGTAGTCGTAGACCGTGGCGTACCCCTCGAGCACCGGCAGGCCGTCCTCGGACTGGCGCAGCTCCAAGCGCTCCACGCGCCGGACCTCACGCTCCGGTGTCTCCATGCCCTCGTCGGTGCGGCGGTAGTCGTCCATGTCGATGCCCTCGTCATCCATCGTAGGTGTCTCCACCTCGGGCGTCGTCGGCTCCACGCCAAGCAGCTGCTCCGGGATGATCCACAGCTTGCAGATGCCCGCCGGGTCGATGTCGCCCGACACGACCTCGCAGGCACGTGGTCCCTCGTAGAACACGCAGCTGGAACAGACCATGCCCTCGTCGGCGAACGGCGACTCGGCCACGTAGTGCGCACCGTCGGCACCGATGCCCTGGTCGTACAGGCCGAAGACCTCGACGACCTGCTCGAGCACCTCGTACTGCGCCTGCTGGCGAGGGGACAGCGGGTACTCGGACTCCTCGCCGTTGCGCTCGTCGGTGTCCTCGGCCACGATCCCGCTCGCCCAGGTGCGCCCAGCGTCGCCACCCCAGGCGTCCCACGCCACCCGGCCCGGAGTCGGGAAGCCGTCCTCGCCCGAGTTGAAGCCCTCGGCCTCCCGGTCGCTGGCGTGACGACCGAAGTAGTTCGCCATCCGACCGACAGTCTCCCGGCTCACCGCCTCGCCCGCCGCCAGCTGCGACGCACGCGCCCGGCCCACGTCGGTGAAGCCGTCGCCGGCCAGACCCTCGGCGATCCACTCCAGCGCCCGAGCGGCGGCGTCCTGCACGCCCTGCGGTGGCGTGTAGGTGTCGTCCTCGGCCCGCTCGTCGTCCTCGCCCTCGGCCATGTACAGCGCAGACATCTGATCGTCGGCGTCGGCGTAGGTGGCGTGGCACCCCTCGAGCTCGCCGTCGTCCAGCTTGTGCACTCCGAAAGGCCGGGACGCTGGGCAGGCCGGGTCCTCTTGCACGATCTCCCAAGGCATCAGACCGCCTCCTCGTCACTCGGGACCGCCTGATCGGCCATCGGCGGCGTCGTCTCCGGTAGCGGCGGTCGATCCTCGAGCTGGCGCACCTCGTCGACGGTCAGGAACCCCGAGTCGATGCCGATGGCGTGCGCCTCGTACCGGGTCTTCAGATCCGACCGAAGTACCCCGTCCACGTTGAACTTCACCCGATTCGGGCCAGGAACCAGCCCGGAAAGGCCATCTTCAAGCGCAATCAGGTACGGCATGAGCCCGAACGTCAGAAAGTCGGCCGCCCGCTGCTCCCGGTTGGCGTACGTCACCGACGACCCCGACGTGGCACCACCGATCATCTCGGGGAACACGCCGTAGATGCGTGCGATCTGCTCGACTGTGAACCGCTGCTGGTCGAGGAACTGCGCCTCGTCCGGGGCCACGCTGATCCGCTCGTAGCGCAGCCCCGCCCCCATCACCGCAGGTTCACGGTTCCCAGCGGTCGAGCTGACGAACGCAGACTTGATGCCCTGCGCCTGCTCCTGAGTCAGCTCGCTGTCGCTGTAGAGAATCGCATTCGGTGTGCCGCCACCAGTGAAGAAGTCCGTGCCGAACCGCTCGGCCGACAGACCGCCGGCGATCGTCTGCTTGGCATTCTGGATCGGCGACAGGCCGAACGGCGCACCCGGCATCGTGAAGATCGGGACGTGCCATAGCGGACCCTCGGGCCAGCGCTGCACCTCCTGGCGGTCGACCGTCACGACCCAGCCACGCTGCTCGTCGGCACGCCACTGGACCACCGACGGGTCCAACAGCTCGACCGTCGTCGGCCAGCCGTTCGCACCGATCGCAGTGACCAGCCCGTAGGCGTTGCCAGCGGTCAGCATCGACGACCACACCTGATAGAGCCACGTCGACAGCGTCGTTCCCGCCTGCGGCTGGTCGAACAGGACCGACCTGGGCACGTCCACCGTCAGGCCGTCCCGCCGCCGCTGCTGATCCAGCGGCAGCGTCGAGCCCAACCCGGCGAGCAGCCGCACGCACGCCCACACCGCCGACAGGCGCATCGCAGACTCGGTCGTCACCGAAGGCGGCATCGACCCCGACCGCCGCCGGTCGTTCATCAGTGCGATCACGTCCGACGCACTGAACCCCCGCTCCTCGACACCGCTACGCCGGAAGAGGCCCATCAATCACGCTCCAGAAACCAGCCCACGGCGAACATGAACACCCCACCCGCTGCGATACCCAGCGGCGGCCAGACCATGAACGCTGCGATCGTCACGAGCACCAGACCGATCAGCTCGAGTGCAGTGGCGACCCAGATCATCGGTCCTCGTCAGTAGGCGAACACAGGCGCAGCAGCCTGCGCCTCACGCTCCAGCGTAGTAGCACCCCACAGCGCCAATGTCGCTGCCACCAGCGGCGAGATGTCGACCGCCGATGACGAGCGCGACCAGGCCCACGCATCGCCCAGCTTGCGGGTCGCCGCACCCGCCACCGCAGCGGTCATGTCGACCTGGTCGGTGTGGCGCACACGCCGGTTCACCACAGCGTCGTAGAACCGCCCGCAGGCCGCGGCCATCTGGCGTGGACCGGTCGTCTCGACCCTCAGGCCCGCCGCCTCCAGGTCGGGCACGAACGTCGACGCCGGACCCGCTGCGTCCATCACGAACGCCACCGGGTTGTAGCGGTCGGCAAGCTCGATGCACCGGGACACGACCCACTCGGTCCCCGGCCGGCGGTCGGCCAGCTCGAACACCGTGCCGTCGGACACGACAATCGACGCCATGCCCCGGTCAGGTGCAACGTCCACAGCGAACACCACGTCGTCGGTGCTCGGCGACACGTCGTGAGCGCACGCCTCCCATGAGCGGTTCGGGATCTTGCTGGACATGACAGTAGAGGTCCACCTGTTGAGGTACGCCCGTTGGAACTCTGCTGGTTCCCTTGATGACTGCTCGGAGGCGATAGCTGACTCAGGGATCGTGTGTCCAAGGCTTGGAATGCAACGCCACCAAGTCTCAGGGTTGCTGGGATCGTCCTCCGACGTGGCTGACCACTCAAAGTATGCAAACCCCTCGGTCACGTCATCGCGCACGCAGTCTCGGCCTCGGTCGACCTTGGACCGCAGATAAGTGCTGCGACTGTGACCAGCAGTAGAGATCACCCACATCTGCGGCTCAGGTCGCGTGATCATTGCCGGGCTGAAGCCCTGATCCAGTCGAAAGTCCTCGAATTCCCAGCATTCGTCGATCACGCACATATCGAGGGTCTTGCCGTGTCCCGCCCTGTCGGTCGGTGCGACGACCTCGTGCAAACTGCCGTTCTTCCAGCGCACCGACTCCTCGCCGTTGGAATAGCGGATCATGAAACCAGTGGCGAACGGCGAGGCGTTCAGCATCGGCACCTGATCGTTCTTGAACTTCGCTCGAGCAGCCGCACCGTCCTGAGCGGTGAAGCAGATACGCGCGCCCGGCTGATGCAGGGCACGCCAAGTCATCAAGCTCAGTGAGAGGGTCGTCTTGCCGCACTGACGAGGCACCGTCACGCAGCACTCTCGGTACACCAGCAGGCCGGTGTCCGGGTCGTACTCGAGCGCAGTGTCGACCACCTGGCGCTGCCAAGGCATCAGGGGCGTGCCGAGCTGCTCGGCCACGACTGCGACCTGGCCGCCCCAAGTCGGTCGATCAGTCCGACGTGTCGCGAACCGTGGAGGACAACTCGGCGGCGAGGAGCTCGAATGCATCGGAACCATCCTTCCCTGACTGCAGTTCAGCCAGTGTCGCACGCAGTTCCTTGGCCAGCTGCCCGGTCACATCGCCATCGTCCAAGCGGCCGGCGATCACCAAGGCCAGTGCTGCATAGGTCTCCAAGCCGATGTTCCAGTCAGACGCCTTGCGACGCTCGGTCAGCCACTTGGCCAGAGCCTTGGTGATCATCAGACGATCCTCAACTGAACCTGCTCAACCACCTTGGTGCCCTTCTTGGCATTGCAACTGCGATGCATGACTACGCAGTTTGCCATCGTGTGCTCACCTCCTGCACTGACAGGAACGATGTGATCGATGGTCCCGTATCTCGCGTTCAGGTGGTGTTCGGTCATGTCAACGTTCTCACTGCAGCCTGGATAAGCACACATCGGACCATCTCGCTCGATCAGGTCATAGACAGTGAACTGGTCTCCATGTCGCATTGCATCTCGACGCCTACGGACAGCCGACTTCTTCGCATCATTGGCGGGACGTGGTTTGTTCCTGTTCGCAACCGTACAGACGTTGCATCTCCGATATTGTGGCGGCAGTGCGGTCGGCCGTTGA